GGTCAAGCTAATCTGTACAGCATCTTTGATCAGTTTCTCAACAGGATCAAAGTCACCCTTTTCCAACAAGTCTGCTGCCTTTAAAATAGCACGTTCAAGTTCCTGTCGCTTGGTAAACGATTCAAACTCACCCATGAACCAGTCATAATGGCCTTCGTTCAAGTCCGGGACTGGAGCAAGTTTAATGCCTGTGGTTGCTGAAATCTGCAACCTGTCGGGCATGGTCTTGTGCTTGTCACTGTGTTCTTTGATGAACTCTGCGGCTTTGCGCAAGCTCTTGTCAAAGTTCTCTGGNTTGTAAATATTTTGAATGCGCACATAGCTGNNCGCATCTTCCAACATCATCTCTAAAAATAGTCTTTGGACATCAAGTCCGTATTCTTTTAGCAAGTTGTTTCTTCCTTATTTCTATCTTGATTTTACTTGTTTCTCTTGATTGCATTATAGTCAGCAAGGTACCAAGTCGACCCAACTCTACCACAGCATCGTTTATATCTTTAACGTGTGCAGGCCAGTTGGGTATGCTCACAGCCCATCCTAGTTCTACAGCACGATCAATTAGTTCTAGGCCAGCCATGTCCTGGTCTGGCACTACTGTTATTTGTTTTCCTAGACTGCGTATGAGTCTAGCCTGTCCATCGCTGATGGTGTTGTGCATCACGGCAAGTCCTCCAATGCTAAGTGCATCAAAGATACCTTCCATTACTAACGCATGGTCCCAGGCTTTGTTTTGTAGATCTGTGCCAAACACGTAGTTAGGTTGGCTGTCGGATATGTACTTAGGCGTTTTGTTGTCGAGAAATCTACATGTATAACCCACAATCTGGTCATTATGGGTAAATGGAATTATCACATGCGGTCTTGTCCAGTGGATGCCATCGTTTTGTATCTGTACCATGACAGGAAAGTCTTCTGGCACCTTCCTTGAACGCACGTAGTCTCTGTAGTTGCCTTCATCAGTTAGCAGTTCAGCAAACGGTGGCAGGTCACGTTCTTCAAACTCAATTGCAGAGAGTGAGTTAAAAGTTTTTTGCCGATCTTCTAATATGCCATTGATACTCCTGTGGCGCAGACTTTCCAAGTTAAGATAATCAATGTCTGCGTCTGCAACACCGAGCCAGGTTAAGAGCCTGCGGGCCTTAAAGCTCACTGAGCGGCCAAGGATAAAGCTGGCGGTGTATCCACAGTTGAAGCAGTGATAACTCCAACCTTGTTCGGTGGCCTTTAGGCCACCACGTTGTCTTTTGTCTGGACTGTTGCCGTTGTGCCCGCAACAAACCGCATTGAAGCTGATCCATCCTGATGGAGTGTGTTTGCGTTTGCCGGGTAAGTAGGAGACAATGTCTAGCATCTGTTATACAGTATAACAGATTACTTAACACAAGTCAATTAACGATACATCAAATTGGTAACAGTACCGTTGTTTATGACAACACTGGCGTAGACAGGATTACCAAATGTAATTGGCAAATAACCCGAACCACCATCTGTCACTGTGATAGGACCGCAACCACCATCAGATCCTATACTGGCCACTGCCTTGGCTCCTGCACCATTGCCCACAATTAACACATTTGGTGCTGCCACATAATTTTGGCCGGTGTTGTTGACTGTGATACCTGTGACCATTCCGTCAACCACTGTGGCAGTGGCAGTGGCGCCAAATCCTTGGCTCTGATTGAATGCCACCCGAAGCAGTGGATGAAACCCAAGCACATTAAGATAAATGCTTTCTGTTGCATCCATGTACTGTGTTGAGTCGGTCACATCATACCAAGGTGCTTCATAGTCCTCGGCTGCTTGTGCTTTGATTGTGCCTGTGTAATGTGTTAGATCCATTTTAATTGTGGTCAAGCTGGCACCGTGTGTGGGAATTTGACTTGAATAAAATTCTGTTGCGTGTGCGGCATTCAATGGCTGCGGTGTAAGAGCCCAGTCTGGCCAGGTGCTTGGAGGATTTTGCGGCCAAGCATTTGGGCCATAAATTGTGGGTATAGTCAAGTTGGCACTGTCTTGAAATTCTGGCAGTATAGAGTCCACAATGTTGCAATCTGCTCGTGCTTGGCTATTGGCATCTGTGTACACAGCTTGAACATAATTTCCTGAAGTACGTTGTATGCTGTAACTAGCAGGCTGTGCTACCAAATCAATGGTATCTTCTGTTGTCAGCACTACCTTGACTCTGCCAAGTGCGGCACTCAACGTTTCCATTGGTTTGCTGAGCAACAGCACATCGCCATTTTGGCCAATCATACGGAACACAAATGTGCTGCCGGTGATGTTTACAGGTTTTTGTTCCTGATTAATAAATTCAAACAAAAGCACATTATCAACGCCTTTGTTTACAGTTAGTTGTTTTGCGTACACTGGATCGTACCTCGCTGTGAAATAGCCACCGCTGGTGTCAATCAATAACACTCTGGTGATTTGCTGATATAAGTAAACGGTGGTGGAATACATAGAACAATATTTATGGGTAATAATATCTTTGACAAATTGACGGAAAAGTATCCGTTTATTACGCTGTGCGTGTATGCAAACGTGGAATACGTGGGGGTAGTTCAGAATCGGGACGACGCAGTCACAACCATCTACGACTTTGGTAGTATACCATTGCAAGAAGATAAACTGAAGTTCTTGGAACTGGCCACAACATGGTGGTGGGAAAGCAACAGATCTATCCCCATTAACATATTTTTGCGCACTGAGTGGGAACCGTTCCGCTACACACTACGCACTTTTGTCAACAAAGATTTAGAAATCTTGCATGGACCTGCTTGCAGTTTATTAGATATTGGCCGCAAAAAAGCCAAGCGAAAAAGTATCACACTGGTTCGACGTCTTGATTGAGTAGATTCATATGAAGTACCACAAGCATAGCATAAGACAAACTGTGCGACTTTTTGAACGTGTATCCTTGACTGTCATCCCCATCCCATACACTAGCAAACACATCCGGCCAGTGCTGATTCTGTAAGTGTGCTTTGCCTGGTCTAATAATTGATATAAATGCTGCCATTTGTGGGATGGTACTTGGGCGCATGTTCTTCAACAAGTCTGTGTAGTTGCCCACGTGAACTAGTTGTTTTGCCCATGTAGTATCTTGCCAAAGTCTATCCCATGGCGGCGTTGCTGCCAACATTTCTTGATAGTGCTTAGGATTTTTAATTAACTGATACACACTCATATTCAAAAAGTCTATTTTAAAATAACCACGCTGTTCAGCTTGGTCGTATTCTATTGCCGCACAGTTGTTTATGGGATCGTAGGGAATGTCTGTTACATACACTCCAGAGTTGTGTCGACGTACTTGGTCTTGTGTGATCTGCCGTGCTGACGTATACTGTATCAGTTTCAGTACACTATCTCGGTCAGCAAAGTCAATATCAATATCTGCACTCATAATCTCATATCCTCTAATATAGATTGTACATGAGGCCATAGCCATGTGTCAACCAGTTGCTGTGATTCTGCAGTTGCGTAGTGTCCACAATCAGTTTTTTTGAGCATCATACGATTGCATTCTGCGGCTGCCGATCCAGGTACAATATTAACAACATTGTGTAACCATTCATATCCAGGTAGTATCAATTCAAAACTGTCAACAAACCAGGAAAAAAATATTAGCGGTTTGTTCCATTGGTCACATAGTGCCTTGATTGCCAAAATATTGTGGACAGTTTGATAATTATAAAATCTTGTGCCTGCTACTTCGCGTAACCAAAACTTATCCAAGTCGCCTGAATCTTGTCCAGTTAGTGGATCTAGCCACCGACGATTGTCATGCACATTCATGGTATAACAGCCAATGTCTTTGTAAATGTTATTATGAGAAGGGTCGTAGTAATCTTCAGGTGCAGGAATTGGGTGTTCCCGATGGCCTGCTTGTATGTCCTGCCAGGTTTGAGATCCAATTACAACTCGAGAGGGTTCAGTAAGTTGAACAATTACCAAGTCTACTTCAGGATCTTTTACAATGTCATGACACTTTTCTACATAAAATGCATTACCTGCTCCGGCACTACATGCACGGACTAAACTACTTTGTAAGCGATCGCTTATATAATCCGGCCAACTACTTCCATACGTGGTTGTGGAAAAACTATCACCAATGGCAGCCAACTTTTTCATTACCACCCTGCTTGTTTTAGAATCTCTTTGGCATACTCTTGATCTGCTGAGTAGTCGTGAAACTTCTTGGACCAGGCATCGCTATCAATGTAGGGCCATATCATTGCAATCTGCGAGGAGTCTAACGTGTTTAAAAACTCTTGGCCTGACGCTGAGTTATATATCACCCAAGGTGATATTCGTCCTGTTGTTACTGCATGACATAAAACATTGCTATTGCCATAACGCAAACAATCATGTGCCGGATGTGTATGTTTTTCTTCCCAGTCAATGCTGTATTCTACTGCACGGGCCAGTGCATCTGCCACTGCTTCTACTCGTAGGTAAAACAACAAGTATTCTGTGTAGATTTTGTCACTGCACCAATTATCAATTTTCTTGTTGTTCTTTAGCAACCAGGTCATGAACTGTGCTGGATTGATAACTCGTGTGTTCACACAATAGCGGCCAAACTTTACAAATGCCCTATAGTATGGCGAGTCACAAAAATCCTCAAAGGTCTTTAGCTTTGCTGATCCTTGTGCCATTTCGTAGAATTTGATATAGGCCTGGAATCCCAGTTGTACACCACGTTCACTTTGTTCCATACGCCTGCGCTTGGGCTCGCACATGTGTACTGCAATAGAGCTTTCTCTTGCAAACTCTTTTTTACAGAACTCGCATGTAAACTTACTTGTTGTCTCGGCCATGTGCTCTAATGTACTGATCAAGTTCTTTTTTGGTTGTTATTGCTGCCATGACATCTATCTCATCTGCTTTGTAATGTGGAAATAGTTCTGCCAGTTGTTTTTTCATTGAACCTGCACCTGCTTCTTTTTTCTTGGGCGCAATCCAGTTGTGTCTAAGTGAGCCCATACCTGGACTCACAGTTGTGGCCATTAGCCATTGCAGTTTGCGATGCTTAGATGAGCTGATGTTAAAGAAGTTTTTGTTCAGTCGTTCGTTGGTGGAAATAACATAGAACTCTTGTAGATCTCTTGAGCCTTCTACTGCCGATCCCCAACGTATCATCAGGAATGGGGCAAACTTCTTGCGTTCTTCATCTGTCAATTCGTCGTAGAAACCTCTAACCTTGTGGTCAAACATTTTCATTTCGTTGGCAATGCTTAGTTTATCAATCATGTTGATTTAGTGTTCTAATGGTGTCGTCTAAAAAGTTTCGTTGGTATAGCTGGTCATACACATGAAATCCAGTTAATACCTTTTTGTCCGAATACTTCCACAAATTAACCGTTAGCATATTAGATTCAAATTGCAACAACTCATTGGGTATGCAAAATTTGTTAAAAAAATTATCTGGAATAACAAATCCTCCCAACGAGTATGCAAAATTTATTTTTGAGTTGGTTAAAAAATGCAGTGTAGATAGTATAACATAATAAGACTGCAATGCCAACCAGTCATGAGACATCATGCCATGATACAGGCTGCGAAATTTTGGTTCTTTTCCGATTAGGGAAGATGATGTTGATTGGCGCCACCTATTTTCGCAGGCAGATACTGTACCTGATGGTGTAGTACAATTGATATGTTGATTAGAGTCTCGATCAAATTGAAATCTAGCAAATTCAGTGAAGCCGACCACTATTGAGTCGCACCTGTAGTGAACAGCATTTCTTACTTGGTTAGCAATAGTTATATTTGATGCGCCACCGAGACTTAGATTTATCTGATCAATTGATCTGTCATGATGATTGAGCTGACTAGTCCAATGGATATTATCTGACGGAAGAGTGAGCATAAAACTATCTCCACAAATGCCAAGTTTTTTAATCATGTGTTTTCTTTAGATTATACAGCACAAATAGTTGGTCCAGCAACTCTCGCATGGCCGTATCGTGTTCGCACATTTGTAGCACTTGATTTATTTTGCTACTATATTCTCTCATGGCAATGCTTTTGTTATCAGTCCAGCCTACCAAGCGTCGATTGACTTTGCCTATTTCTCTAGCATAGATACAATTGTCTACTCGTTCATAGATGTAAGTACCGCCTGGATCAAGACTGCCCATATTTGTAGCCATATTGATTATGTGCCCAACGTAGGAAACGTTCTAGGCCTTCTCGATCATCTGGATAGCTTTCCAGATAGATGCAACTCAATCGATTAATTATTTCAAATAGTTCAGGTTTAGTGTAGGTCATTACCAGGCCTTGTTATAGTCTACAATCTCACAGTTACGACTGATGTCTTTGACAAAATACACACACTCAGGTTCATCGCCATCGGTAATTGGCACTGCTAGCATTTGTCCGTTTTTGAGTTTGGGAGCATACCAAGACACTTCATGATACACATCTAAGATTTCAATGTCCGGGAAGCTGGGTCGAAAGCTGGTAAGAGGATTAAACTGAAATACTTTGAATCCACGATCATTGATACTAGTTAATGGCAACACTTCCAAGTCGCCAATTTCGGGTTCGCCAATCAGCACTTGCCAGTCCATGGGCATTTTGATTGTGTTGTCGCCTATGCGTAGAACCAGGGCTGGTGAGTTAAAACTTTCCAAGAAGATTAGCG